TGGACGCAGAATTATCACAAGATTCTTTAGATTCTTATTTAGACGGAAGTGGAAGCACAAGTGTAAAATCAGCTATTGAAGGAGATACAACTTTAGGTGGAGTGGTAAGTTCTGCTAGAGTTGTTGAAGCGTCTAATTATGGTGTTTATACTGTGAATAGTATTGATTACTTAGGCGTAGAATTTAGCGTGGAGATAATTACATAATGTATGAAGTGATGAACGGAATAACTGTCAAAGATAAATACTTTGCTCAAGGCGAGTTTATTGACGGCAAAGGTATTCCACAGAAAAGTATTAAATGGTTAATTGAACAAGGTACGCTTGTTAAAATTACAAAAGCCGAAAAAGAAAAAAAATTACAAGAAGCTAGTAAAGTAAGGGCAAGGAATGACAAAGGTCATTTTATTGCAGACGACCCTAACACAGAAGAAAACGAAGCGTGGGTAGAAAAGGAAGAAGAATAATGGACAAAGAGTTTAAATCAATAGACTTTGCATTGGACACCGACAAGGAAGGCAAAGTAGAAGCAGTTTTCTCTGTATTTAATAATGTAGATTCTGACGGAGATGTAGTTTTACCAAACTCACTAAAATCATTTAAAGGTTTAGAAGGCGAAGTACCAATGGTATGGTCTCACAAATGGGAGAATCCTATTGGTAAAGGACGCATAGTACAAGATGATGACAAGGCAACATTCAAAGGCGAGTTTATTATGTCGTCTGAGAGTGGCAAAGAAGCCTATGAAATTGTCAAAGCTATGGGAGATTTACAACAATGGTCATTTGGTTTTCAAGTTGATGACGCAGAACAAGGTCAATTTCAAAAAGACGGACAATCAGAAGAAGTCAGGTATATAAAATCTGCTACTGTATTTGAAGTCTCTCCTGTCCTTGTTGGTGCAAACCAGTCAACTTATACTGTTGCAGTAAAAGAACAAAAAGAAAAAGATGTTAAAGATGTTGAATCAGGTCTTAGATTCACAGATGAAGCTGATAATGTGCTTATCACAATTAACAGTTTCATTGATAGAGCAAAAGAACTTACTTCTTTACGCTTAGATAAAGGCAAAACATTGTCAAAGTCTGCTCAAGAATCCCTTATGCAGATTCAAGACCGAATCCAAGAAGTCTATAACGATTTAGACAACATTCTTGGACTAGGAAAAGAAGAAGCAGAGCAACCTAAAGATAATATTGACTCACTTTGGCTAAACACACAAGAAGTCTTGGCAAGAAGTCAAGGCATAATTAATGAAGGAGATAAAGTTGAGTAAATTAACAGAACTCACACAGGAACTCCACGCATTAAGAGAAAAGCAATTCGGTGCAATCAAAGAAATGAAGGACACTTTTGAAGAAGGGTCTGAAATCTCTGTTGAGAAAAAACAAGCTATCGAAGATAGAAATGCCGATATTGAAAAACTTAATGAAAAAGTTAATGAATTAAATGCTCTAGAAACTCAAGAAGCAAGACTTGAAGAAGCATTAGAAAAAGGTAAAGAAGTAAAATCAATGCCTATTCACAACGAGAAGGAAGCCGTAGAGAGAAAAACTCTTGGAGACCAACTCATTGACTCTAATGCTTACAAAAGTTTTATGGATAATGGGCAAAAGAACATTAATTCAGAACTCAAGTGGAATCCAAAAGTAGAATTAAAAACTACTTTGACAGAATCAGGTTATCCACCTGCCGTAACTAGAAGCGATTTAATCGTACCTACTGCTTTGAGAAACCCTCAAACAGTAATCGATTTGATTGATACTATTACAACAGACACTTATCAATATAAGTATCTAGAAGAATCCACCTTCACAAACAACTCAAGTGCTACTGCTGAAGGGTCAGCTCTAGGCGAGAACGCACTTGCATTTACAGAAAAGACAGAGAACATTCGTAAGATTGGCTCATTCTTACCTGTAACTGATGAGTTGTTAGCTGATGTCTCAGCAGTAAGTGGTTATCTTGACTCAAGATTACGAACAATGGTTAATCTTGCAGTTGGAGACCAACTACTTGCAGGGTCAGGCTCAGGTGCTAACTTAACAGGTCTCTTGAATGTATCAGGAATCAATACTTTTGATTTCTCATCATTCTCAGGAAACCTAAAGAGAGTTGGACAAGTTTATGAAGCAATCACAGAAATTCAAAAAGATAGCTTCTTAAGTCCTGACGCAATAATTATGCACCCTTCAGATTGGTATCAAGTTGTTACTGAAGTTAATGCAGTTACTACAAGTGGTAGCTTGAATCCATTATTTGTTGGTGCAGGACAGTTCGGTGGTCAAGTTGGACAAACACTATGGGGATTACCTGTAGTATTAGATACAACAAGACCTGCGGGAACTTGTATTGTTGGAGTATTCGGTGGTGGACAAGCGTGTCATATTGTCGCAAGACAAGGTATGGAAGTCGCTATGTCTGATTCCCACGATGAAAACTTCGTAAAAGATATTATGGTTATGAAAGCAACCGTTAGATTAGGATTCCCTGTCTATCGACCAACTGCTTTCTGTACTATTACTAACTTTTAATAGTTAATAATGGCTTTGATGTCCCATTCGTCTTATGAGAGTGGGACATCTAGCAAAAAGGAAATTATGAAAATAAAAAAAGATATTTATATGAATGACGAAGGACTTTGTAAAGAGTCTGCTGAAGGTATGCCAAAAGGTTGGCGTAAAGGAAAACTTGTTGCAAGAGCAGGTTGGGAAATGCCTGACGCAGAATACAAAGCTCTTAAATTTGTAGAAGCAAAAGCAAAAGCACCTAAAGAAAACAAATCAAAGTAGGTCTTTAAATGGCACAGTATGTTGATAAAACAGATTTTAAAGCATACATTGGTTTATCAGGGTCAGCTCAAGATGACAACATTGATACTGCTATTGATTCTGCTTGTAGATTAATTGACGCTATTACAGGTAGAAGATTTAACCAAGATAGTTCTGCCAATGCAAAAGTATTTACACCAAAGTCAAGTGTTTATCTTGATGTGCCTGATATAAGTACAACCACAGGTCTCATTGTTAAGTTAGATGACAATGATGACGGTACTTATGAAACTACTTTAACAATCAACACAGATTTTATAGTTGAGCCAAGCAATCCTAGAGTATTAAAGATTACAGGTGGCACAACTTACTATGAGCCTTACAACAAGATTACAATTCTTGATACAAGAAGCTCAGAGAGATTCGACCCAACAATAAAAAACAATGTTCAGATAACTGCCAAGTGGGGTTACTCAATAGTTCCTGAAGATATTAAAACTGCAACATTGATTCAAGCCCTAAGATATTTCAAAAGAAAAGATACTCCATTCAATACTTATGGAGATGTCAATACAGGAGTTAGCGAGTTATTTTCAAAGCTAGACCCTGATGTTAAAACACTACTTAAAGCACACAAAAAGCTCACTTTAAGTGGCACAATTCTATAATTTTTTTAAATTTTTTTTAAAACCCTATAAACATTGACCTTTTTTCTATATATTTCTTATTAAATACTTTGTTTTAATCAAAGATTATGTATAATTTAAGTATGAATGAAACAAGAAAAAAAACAGGTTGGTTTAAAAAAGTATTTGTTGATGAACTTTCATCTTGCAAAGATTTTCAAGACAATTTTAATAATGTTACAGGTCATAAAACATCAGTAGAAGATTTTATTGGTGGTAAAGCTACATTTAAAATTACTATTTCAGGTAAATGGAATGATGAAGATTTATTTGCACCAAGAACTGATTGCTTTATTACTTTTAGATTTCCAAAAGGTTGGACTCGAAAAAAAATGCTTGAAGTTGGTTTAAACAACATTGGTTTTACAACTTCAACTGATAACAATTCTTTTGGTTGGGTATCAGTTACAGGTATTAAGTAAAATAAACAATCTTTGTTAGTATGTCTTTATGGCAACTAATAGAAACTTCCAATTTGAAGGAATGACTCAGATAAAAAGAAAACTAACCAATGCAGGTTTTACATTGATTCCTTTGCGTCATCTTATGAATGAACACGCAGAAGTAATTACAAAAGAAGCTAAGAAGGTTGCACCAAAAGATACAGGTGCTTTAGCAAACTCTATTGACTTTAAACAAGTTGCTATGGTTGGTAGATTACCTAAGAAGATTCAGGTTGAAGCTACTGCACCACACTCAGAGTTTGTACACGGAAAATTTAGAAGATTACCTAGTGGATATAAACCACCACCACCTAAGAGAAGGAAGAATTGGGGTAATGCTAATTGGAGAACTAGACCACACTATCCACCAATTCAACCGATTGAAGATTGGGCTACAAAAAGAGACTTGA